CTATTGTACCTAGAGGTTGTTCATTAATTGGATATGACCTACGTCGTACCATTGTCAGACCACTATATGTTCCTGATTGTATAGATGGTGATGTTGGTAGGTCTGCTTTATTCTGTCTAACAGGTGGTTGCTATCTGTGGCAGATGACATATAAAGATGGTGATTTGTCTACTAATTCACCTCTATATGATCAGGCAGATAATGTAGGTAAGGTATACAACAAGCCAAATGACTTTACTTCACTAGCGATTCCTGAATATTCTCACCATAAGCTCACTGTGATGACTTATGCTGGAAATGAAGAATTGGATCGTTATTATGAGAAGGTAGGTAGAGCATTTGCACAATTCCAACCAACTATTGATGATGGAGAACTTGAAGCTCTTGTACAAGAAACAAGAATTGTTGGTCCTCTATCAGACTCTAGGTCTATTGAAAGCATTGAACCAAATGATATTAATGCTGGATCTACATGTGAATTAACAGTTAAGACAAAGATTGACCATGGTTACTTTGTTGGTCAGTATGTTGCTGTTCTTAACACTGGATTATCTACTGAAATTAATGGTACATTTAAGGTTACATGGATTGATTCATCTAATCCAAAGGTCTTTAAGTATCAAATTCCTACAAATTCTGCTGGATTAGGTCTTGTAGCAGGTACAATTTATACTACTGCTAATAATCTATCAACAGGTGCTGTTATTCAGGCAGAAATTGACTCTGTTGAATCTGCATCTCCATACGTCTTTAACTGCTCCATTCGTTCTACCTGGGGTATCTGTGGTATGTGGGCAGATGGATCCAAGGTAACTGGATTCAAGTCTATGGTTGTTGCCCAGTACACTGGTGTATCACTCCAGAAGGATGACAGGGCATTCATTCGCTATGATAGGTTTAATAATACATGGAACCAAGCATCTTTACAAGATTCATTTGCTACAGTTCCATATCACACGAAGGGTGATGCATATTGGAAGGATGATTGGAGAAACTTCCACATCAAATGTACTGATGATGCATTCATTCAGGCAGTCTCGGTGTTCGCTGTTGGTTATCACAACCACTTCTTACTAGAGTCTGGTGGTGACATGTCTATCACCAACTCTAACTCTAACTTTGGTAACACCTCACTGCATTCCAAAGGATTTAAAGGATTTGCTTTCAACCAAGACAAGGGTGGATACATTGATGCTATTGTCCCACCGAAGATAGTTGATAGTTCTGGTACTGCACTAATTAAACAGCAATACTATACAATAGATATTGAGAAGTCTAATGATGCTACTAACCACACAAGGTTATATCTTGCTGGTGATGAGAATCAGAATCCTGCTGACCGTCCTGCTGCTAACATTGGTGGATATAGGATAGGTGCTAAAGCAAATGAGAGATTGTATGTTAATCTACCAAAACCAACTGTAGGTGGTAAGGATAAGTATCATGGATCACTAGAACCTTCTGGTTGGACTACCTATACTGCTTCACTATCCACATTAACACCTGCTGATTACAATCCACAGTTTGATCTTAATGCTGATGGAAATAGTGATTTCAACAGTGCTCAAGACGCAGCATCTCTAATTGAAAGAAATAGAGATTACATTGCTTCTGAAGCTTATGGATATATCTTAAGTAAGTATCCACTACTATCAATTAATCCTGCTCTAACAATACAGAAATGTCAGAGAGACCTTGGATTCTTTGTTGATGCTGTTGTTAAGGACTTGCGTGTTGGTGGTAATATTAACTCTATTAATATTGCTAATGCATACTTCAATGCAACTAATCTTAACTATATTAATAATGAATTAACAGAGACATTAGAAGCATATGATTATGCCAAGAAGTTAATGCTTGGTGCAATGCGTAACTTCAATCTTTTAATTAAGGATTGTACAGTTACAAATAACAGTGCAACGGTTGTTGTTGGTGATACATCAGGTCTTGTTGAAGGAATGATCGTTAGGGAATTTGATTCTAACGACTTTACTAATGGTTGGATTGATGTAACCACTGCTAACCCAGTCGTAACAAACCTTTCTAGTTCTAATATTGTTATTGATAGTATTGTCAATGCAACAACAATTACTCTTAAGGATCAATCAACTGGTTCTCCATATCTATCTCTTGGATCAAGTACAACAGCATGGTTGTATTTCGAGCAAGTAACCACATATGGTACTTCTATTCCTCTTTATAGAGATTCAACTATTACTATTGATGCACAGTATCCAGAGTGTAACAATATCGCTAGTGTCATTGAAGGATATTATGACACAGTTAACCTGATTCTTTCAGGTAGTTCTAATTCTATAACAAGAGTAGAACCAATTATTACTTCATCTTCCTTAACTGGACGTGCAACAGTCTTCACAGTTAATACTGGTGCTGGACAATCTGACCCTCATGGATGGCAGACAGGTACTCCAGTAAGACTTGTTCCTAAAGCAGGTAATACTTCAATTGATAAGAGACTTGTACGTCTTCCTGTAGGATTTGCTACTAACCAAGTATACTATGTGATTGCTCCTGGTAGAAAGACATATCCTAAATTCTGGGATAATAGTTCTGATTTCGATACCAGTGCTAGCACTAGGTTGATGCTTGCAAGCAGTAAAGAAAATGCTGCTGCTGGTATCTACGTTTTCTCACCTGAAACAGATTTCATTGATAGTGGTGTAGAGGTTGAGATCCAACAGTATGTACTAGATGATAGTTACAATCTACATCGTTATGTTTGTAACGTTAGTGGTACATATATTGAATCAGATATTCCAAATATATTTGATAAACCAATAGCAAACGTTTCTGCACAGAAGATATTCTTCTCTACATCTTCTGATGCATCATCAGCACTACCAGAAATTAGTGGTGGTGGCGGTGGTGTTGTACCAACTGATGTATATTACTATCCTAGGTATGAAACTAACACCAAGTTTAGTGTACACCCAACAGAAGCTGATGCTGCTGCTGGTACTAATGCTATTCTATTCCAGGCAGGTAGTGGTAATGACTTCCTAGTCTATGGTGATAAGAAAACAAGTCCACTTAAGTATGATGCATCCACATATCAGAGATGGTATTTAAATGTTAAGGATGAATCTACTGGTGGTGTTGATCCTAACTCTATTCTAACTAGATTCCATCATGTATCATATGAGGATGGATCTGGTAATCTCTTTACACCTGACACATGGTTTGAGAGATTTGAGGATGATCGTACTCCAGATGATAGAATCTATAGATTACGTTATGTCATCCCAGAGTATCTTGAGAACGTAAGAGAACCATTAAATGGTTACGTTGTTAAGACAAGAACTGACGATAGAAGGAGACTGAAGCCACAGAAATTTATTCTTGAACCATATAGTAATGGTGCTCCTAATGTTGCTGAATTCCATAACCCAGGAAGAACTACACAGGAAGAGTGGTTAGGTACAAACTATACTGCACTAGATGCTGCTGGTATTGATGTTGAAGATAGGGATTCAATGTATGATCCTTATAAGAATCCTTTGGTACTAGAGTTTGAGAGTTTAATTGCTACTACTGTACAGAGTGCAAGGATTGTTAAGAATGATGCTTTAGAAGATAGACTTGAATTAACTACATTCGATCATACTATTCTTAATGATTCTATTAAGAATGAACAGTTTGCAGTTATTGAAGTTAGTGCTCCACAGGGTGCTGGTATTCAATCACAATTAATTGGTGAGACAGCAGATACTGCAGTATCATGGGCAGGTTATTCAACAGGTTCTGCTTATGTTCATGCATATTATACTGCTGAATCTACTGCTTTTGTTGTACTTAAGAGTATAACAGGAAAACTTGAGTGGGATAGTGGTGTTCAAACTACATTTACACAAGCTAATGGAACCTTCTGGAATCTTTCCAGTAACCCTGATTCATGGGGTGAGGTAAATCAGAAGTCTAGATCAGATAGAAATAACTATCTCTATAGAGTATCTGGAGCAAATGTATATACTGTTGTTCCTGGTGATAGAGTTAATGATGTTAGAGGTAATACATATACAGTTCTATCTGTAGAAGATGTACCTGAAGTTGAAGATACATTCTATATCTTTGATGTTGAAACAATTAGAGAGTTTATTCCAAGACAACAGCCTGGTATCTACTACTTGACATGTGTACGTGGTAATGTTTCACCATATCCAACAGGTGCTGGTGTTGGTAATAACTTCCATAACTATAAGTTCTCTCAACCAATCTCTAGTCTCTATCCATTAAACTATAAGAACGACCCTCTATGGTTTACAATTGCAGATCCAACTGCTGTAGACCCACCAGCATCTATTGCTGCTGCTGATAACTATGTTCATGGTTATGTAACTCTTAACGATAATAAGAATAGTGAGACAAAAGAGGCATTGCTGGACTTCCTAGCAACAGATCCTCTCAAGCAATATGTGTACACAAATAGTACAACTAGTCCTGCTGGTGATACACAAGACTATAGAATTAGAGCACAAGAAGGTAATGCATCCATTGGATCAGAGAACAGAAAGATTCCTATCAGTGGTGACTCTGCATACCCACTAGAAGAGAGATTCTATGTTGAATTACGTAGACCATCTATCGCTAGATCTGGTAACCACACGTTTGAGTACCTAGGATTCGGTCCAGGTAACTACTCAACTGGTTTCCCTGTACGTCAGGAAGTGGTTCTTTCAGACAAGCAAGACTTCTATGCTCAAGCAAAACGTGAGGATGCTGGTATTGTATTCTACACAGGTCTTAACTCTAATGGTGACCTGTACATTGGTAATAAGAAGATCAATGCTATCACTGGTGAAGAGACCTTCCTAGAGCAAGCAGTTCTTCAAGAAACTGATGATGATGCTGATAAGATTGGCGTACTTGTAACAACATTTGATACTGCTGTTACATTTAACAATAAGATCACTGTTGAAGGTAATACTTATCTTAACAACCCAGTTAGAATTAATGTTGATCCTGATGAGGGTGATGCTTTACGCATCTATAGTCTTGTTGATGCTGCACAAGATGATGATACTCTTGGTCGTCAGTCATGGAGAAACCAAGACGATGGTGATATCCTATTAACCAAAAATGAGATTCGTGGTGCAGTATTCCATCTGAATGCCAGAGGAAATATTAATTCTCCTGGACAACCATACAAAGTTAAGACACATTACGCTGCTGGTTTACCATCTAATATCACACCTAACCAAAGTGGAATGGTTGATGTTAGTGACACTGCTAATGATTCTCATCTTGGTGGTGGAACAGCAACATATGTAGCACAAGCAGTATCTTATGGTAGTGCTGCGTTAGCACCTGCATCTGGTGATGTACTGTTTAAAGGTAGAGAAGTAGGTAGCACTGGTTCACTTGGTTGGGTCTATGCTAACTCCTTCAAGTCTTTATCATCTTCACAGATAGAGAAGGTAACTGCTAACTCAACTACAAAGATTGTTATTCAGTGGAAGACTGGAATTACTAATGGTAGTATTGGTGCCAAGGTAAATCAGTTTATCCGTTTTGCTAACTTCAGCAACACATATGTTAATGGTACATGGAAGATTACAAGTGCTCCTGAATCTTCTAATGAAGCAGAATTCTATGTATATAACCAGGTTCCATCTGGTGTTTACGATTGGTCTAATGAAGGACCTGGAGCAACATGTGAAATCAGTCAATCAGTATGGAAGGAAGTTGGTGTACTTGGTGCTGAAGCACTTCGCACATTAACTGAACAACCAGGTGATTATAGGTTAGGAGTTAACACTATTGGCAGAATGGCCAAGGAAGGTGTTCTAGATGGCAGTACCAGTGTTGACACTACACCTCGTGCTAACCTAGATGTTGTTGGTTTCGCATTCATTAGCGGTAAAGAACTGGTACAGTATGATGTATCAGGTAATGTAATTGCTAATAACTATCTCAAGGATCAAGGTAACGTTAAGACATACTTCCCAGTAACTAATGCGTTCCTGGTTGGTGGTGACAGTGCAACTCCAGATAGTCTTGCTACTCTACGTGTTGCAACTACTGATGTTCTTCCAACAAGAGTAACAATAACCAACCCTGGTACTGGATATACTGCAGGTAGCGTTGCTGTCAGTGGTGGATCAGGTGCTGGTCTAACAGTTACAATTACTGTTGATAGTAATAATTTCGTAACGGGTATCACATTAAATGCTGATCCTATTGGATACGCTGATGGTGATAATCTAACAGTTACAGGTGGTGGTGGAGATGCTACATTTACACTTAACTATCCTATAACATATGTTGGTGGTGGTAGAGTTGGTGTTAATACAGGCATTGGACTCGCTGCTGAAAAAGAATTAGATAGAAACTTTGTTGTAGTTGGTAATTCCAGGATAACTGGTAACGTTCTCATCGAGGATGACTTAAGTGTTGATGGTGGTGACATTAATAGTACCGCTGAAACATTCCAGTTCTTGAATACTAGTGTTGATTACTTCCTTGGTCTTAACACTGCTGAATCTATTACCATTGGTAACACAACTACAAATTCTCAAGTACTTAACATTGGTAACGCTGTTCCTAATGATAAGTCATCTACTATAAGGGTCGGTGGTAATGCTGGTACTACAGTCTTTGAAGTTCATAAACTATCCAAGGATGCTCATGTAGATATTGCTTCTGTTGAAGATGTAGTATCAAGTACATGTACTATCAGAATTGGTGGTGCTGCACCAAATCAGTCTTCTTCTACTTACATTGGTACATTCCAAACCAAGACTGCTGGCACATTAGAAATTGGTTCATTCCCTGGCACTTCTACTGCAAGACTCTTTACTACTGCTACACAGGTTGATGTATTCGATGGTGCTTCTACTTCTAGATTAACACTCGGTAAGAACGCTTCTGACCTACAGATGGGTTCACTTGGTGGTACTACCACGGTTAGGAACTCTTTAGAGGTTCTAGCACGTATTACAGGTCACTCACACATTAAATTGGTTGGTGGTCTACAAGCTGGTATCATTGAGATTACGAGAGGTAGATTTAGTGCAGGTGTATCCTCACATTCTATAGGTTCACTTGAAGCTCCAAACATTGACTTCCTTAAGTATGCTGAAACAGGTAGGAAGATTGATACTGCAGGTCAAGGTAATTGGGGTAGTGATGCAGATCTACTAGCATCAGGTCAAATTGCTGCTATCGATAGTATTACACCTGCTTCAAGTTCTTCTTGGGTTGCTAATACAACGTATTCATTCTTAACAACAGTTAATAATTCTACTCCTACTGCTTCTGGAGCATTGTTCACTGTTACTGTAGATGGTAACGGTGTTCCTAGCATTGATTTGGTTGCTGCTGGTACTGGATATGCTGATAATGATGTACTGACTATTAGTGGTACTCAATTAGGTAATCCATCAGGTGATGACCTTACCTTCCAAGTAAATGGTGTTAATTCTTCTGGTACAGTATTTGTTCTTCCAATTACACAACCATCACCATTAGACTTTAAAGTAGGTGATATTCTGTTAGTTGAAAGAGGACATGCTGATTCTCCTGATACTATTGATGGTGGTGTTACTACTGGATTGAGAGATCAAGCATTCAATGAAATTCTTAAGGTTGAAGGTCTAATTAACGTTACTGATCCTTCTGATACTGCTGGTTTCAGACTTGCTGTTTCACGTGGATTAGATGGAACTGTTAAGAGAACAGATCACCCTGATAATACTGTCATTGCTAAACTTGATAAGCAACCAAATGCCAGTTATATTACTGGATTTGACTTCAATGAAGATGGTATTATAGATCCTCCATCTGATGTGGAAATTCTTGATGCTAACATTGAGAAGATTGTTGGTGATGGTACTGACATTGCTGTGGTACATTGGTCTACTGGAAATACGAACGGAAGTTTGAACATTGATTCTGGTGAAACCATAAAAATTTCTGGGGTAACAAATGCTCCGTCAACCTTGAATGGTGATTGGGTAGTACAAACTGGTATTGTTGATGGTGAGGCAACAGCAAATATTAAGTTAGGTGCTGTTCTTGCTGCTGGTGATTATCTCTGGTCTGCTGAACCTACTGCTGCAGAACTTTCTATTACAAGTTCTAATTCCCTTGCTCCTGATACTGCAGATACAAGAATTGGTGTTGCAGAATTTGGTGGTGTACTAACTGATGCTGATTATCTACTGTTATCTGATTCTGAAATCGTTAAGGTTAAGTCTCTTATTACAACAGATATTCAATCACTAATTGTAACAGATGGTGGTGATCCTGAAGTAGAGAACTTTAAAGTTGAATCTACAACAGGTCATACATTTGCTCGTGGCGATCTTAAGATTGGTCAGGGACTTAATAAACTGACAGTTGATGGTCAGAGTGGTGATACTACTATCGCTGGTATGTTAACCATAGAGGATACATTTACTCTTAATGGTTCTACGATAGAAGGATCACAATGGTTTAGATTAACAAATGGTGGTGCAGAAGGCACACCATTGAGAACTACATTGGAAGTTGATACTGCAACTGGTGATCTAACCATTAATGGTGGAGATATTGATATCTTTGCTGAAGATGGTACTACACCAAAATTGACCTTTGAGAACGCTACAGGTGACTTTACAACCTATGGTTCATTCTCTGCTTTAGGTACAGGTACAAGTACATTTGGTGGTGACATACTTACACAGGGTGATATAACCATTAACGGTGGTGATCTAACAATTAATTCTGGAGGCACTAATATCTTTAGTGTTGAGAATGATGGTGCTCTAACAGTTTCTGGAATTGAGAACTATATAACACAGACAGGTGGTAGAAAGTGGGAGTATAGTGCTCAACCTGAAATAAATGCACAGGCTAACACCAATTACTTCCTAGATGTAGCACAGAATACAGTTGTTAAGTTGCCTAATAATCCTTTGATTGGTGATATGATTCGTATCGTAGATATTGGTGGTATCCTTACATATAATATGTCACTGGTTATTAGAGCAGTTACAGGTGTTAAGGTACAAAATACACTAACTAATACAGGAACTGCAATGTTAACTGGTAATGGTGCTGATTTAAGTCAACATGATGGTGGTGAAATGATTGTACAGACACCATATGCTGGATTTGCCTTAATTTACGTGGGAGATACAACACCTAATGGTGATTCTGCTGCTCCTCCTTCAAAAGTCGGTTGGTATCTATTAGAAGTATAAATGTTTTACCAAGAATCACGTACTGCTAAAGCTAGTGCTATTGGCACAATTATGCCCTGGTCGGGTGGATTATCAGTAATTCCCGATGGTTGGATAGCGTGTAATGGCGAATCTATTGTTGCTTCAGAATTTCCTCTACTAGCACAGACAATAGGTGATACCTATAATCAAGGTACTAGTAATTTTACTGGTAATTTTCCTAATTATTCAGGTACAATTAAATTACCAAACCTTAATAACAAGGCTTTGATGGATATTGAGGAAAAATATTTCGTTGGTGGTACTGAAGCAAATACTGGTAGGATTGCTGATGCTGATACTGATGCGAAAACATTGCTATCAGCACAGATTGGAACTAATGAGAGTCAGTCTGTTGTAAAAATATTTACTGATGTGTATACTGATTTAGTATGGGAAATGCCCAGTACTATGACAGATCCAGCAAATACTAATTATTTTGGTAGGATTTCTGGTAATACAAGTGAAAAGGGTGATGGTCAAAAAGATGTCTATATTGCTGGAAGAAAATTAGGTAGAAAACATATTAAATATCATAATCATTCTGGTAATTACAATACTTTACAAGTTCAAAATGTAGGTCAACCAGGATATGGTGTTATTCCATATCATCCAGTAGAATATACTATTAGATTCCAATCTATTGATAATCATTGGAATACTGATGACTTTACAGGTGGTGATACGTATTATTTTGGTTGGACAGATGATATCCTTGGTGCTGATGATGGTGATTCATGGTCTGGATTTGCAACACGATTTAATAGACCAGGTATTCAAGTTGGTTCTGGTTGGGCAGGTTTTCCAAATGAAGCATATGATTTAATACCAGCAACTACTGCTTATACACAAGATTCATATGGATCTACGGATAATTTATATCAATTATGGTGGCCAGATGGTGGAGCAGATGAAGAAGTTCCTAATGGATTTAATATTGCTGATCCAGGTAAAGTTATTGCTAAAGTAACATCAGAATCACCACCTGTAAACTTAACTCCTAATATTGTTAATTATACACCTATAACAGAACAGTTTCTAGTTACTCCTAATAGACCAACTGGACCACGTATTGATGACAGTAATCCAGTTAAATATAGAGTTGGTAGTGGAGGTGATATTACTATTCCTATGGGAGTAAGGAATTATTATTTGGAAAATGATCCAGATTCATCTGTTCGTCAAACTATGATGTCTAATATTGGTTATAATTTTACAACAAATACATCTAGTATAAGTACGGATTATATTGTACCACATATTCATGATGATATAGTTATTAATTTTGTGGATAAAATGAAACCACAATCTAACATTACTGCTAATGTAGAGTTACCTATACAAGCAGAACTTATTGATAATAATGCAAATAAGAATGCATTACAGATAGATATGAATGTAACACAACCATCGTTACAATGTTTGTACATCATAAGAGCATATTAATATGGCATCATCACCTTCAGTAAATTATTCTAGAGCAAAAGCACATTATGGTGGCATATGTGGAAGTATTCAACAACATGCTGTTGAAGGAGTTTTAATCGATAAGGATGTTTATAGTCCTATTTTTAAGGAAAATTTACCCGCAGGATTTTTAGCGTGTAATGGTGCTGTATTAGCTGCTAAAGATTATTATGCTTTATCACAGGTTCTTGGTGTTGGTAGTGCGTGTAGATTTAAGAAAGATAGAACTGCATTGATTGAACCAGATGCAGCAACAAATCAATTAGGAACATTTCAGTTACCAGATCTTGGATCTAAAGTAATGATTGGTGGTGCTGGTTCAGGTGCTTATACAGGAACTATTCTTTCTAATAGTTCAGAGAATAGTCCTCAAAATAGAGTTGGTGTAGAAGTTACTGCTACATCTAATGTAGGTAATCGAGCAGAATGTAATTATAATGGACATTTAACTGTTAAAGGGCAAACTGGTCTCAACTTCAATGGTAATGTAAAGTATCAAGAAGATAATAGTTGGGATACTAGTGCTATGGATCTGAATATTGAAAATTTCCAAGGACATGCTCACACAGCAGACTTTAAGGTATTAAATTATACATCTCAACATGGTATTGATGGTGAAGGAAAGGGTAGAAGAGGTAATGATGGTCAGGCAGACGCTGGTAATGAATTAGAAACTACACAAATGAATGTTCCAAAGACTGGTCAAGCAGCGTTTCATAAACACGATATTACTAAACCGTCTACATATACAAATAATTTTTCATATGAGTTTTCAGATACTAATATACCATTAACTGATGTTTATTCATATATTGATCTTGATGTATCAGATATGGAGGTATTAAATCAGGTAGTTACTCCATTTATAATGGTGCATTACATTATCAAGTTTTAAAAAATGGGAACGCAATATCACAACAACACTAGTAGTGGAAGTTGGGGAGTTCCATTTGATGTAAAATATGTTGATTATATTATAGTTGCAGGTGGCGGTGGTGGTGGAAGACCATCTACTCCTCCTGGTTGGGGTAGAAGTCCAGCAGCAGGTGGTGGTAGTAGTACATCATTTGGGATGAGTGCAGGTGGTGGTGGACCTGGATCTCCTGGCGATAATTTCACTCAAGGTGGATATGGTGGGTGGGGTAATTATGCGAATGGACAAGCAGGATGGTATAATACTAGTGGTAATGAATATGCTAGAGCAGCGTCTGGTTATGGATCACGTGGATATGGTGGTGCAGGTCAGTGGAGATCAGGGTATTTAAGTGCTGGTGGAGGTGGTGGAGGTGCATCATGTTGTAGGGTATATAGAAATAGCAATGGTGCTATACCAAACCAAACAATAAGTTATACTATTGGTGGTGGTGGACATCAAGGTGGAACTGGTAACAGAAGATTTGGTGGAGCAGGTGGTATTTACGCTACAGCAACTACATGGAATGATGTTACTGCATCTGTTTCATTGAGTCCTAGTACTATTATTACAGGTGAGACTGCAACATTATCATGGTCTGCAGGTGGTGAGTGGACTGATGTTATTTTGAGTCCTGTAGGTGGTGCTGTTGGACAGTCTGGTAGTATTACAGTATCACCAACATATACTACGACATATCAAGTAACAGTAAGTAATCCAGCATATAGTAGGTCAGGAACAGCAACATTAACGGTATATGTTCCTCCTGAAGTTACTCTAACTGCTTCTCCTAGTAATACGATTACACTAGGTGAATCTGTTACTCTTAATTGGACTGTTACTGGAGATGCTGATAGTTATATTATGGACAATGGTGTTGGTAATGTTCCTGCAAGTTCTTATACAACAGTAACTCCAACTACTGACACAACATATACTTTGACTGCATCTGGTCTTGGAGGCACTGCTAGTGCTTCGGTAACAATTACAGTATTATATCCACCAACTATTACTGTTAATGCTCCAACTGAAATATTTTATAATGATGCATCTATACCATTGAATATTACTGGTACTAATTCTGATGGTGGTGTTACAGTTACACCAACATATTATACAAATGGTATGCCAACAGTACAATCTCCTGTTGCTATTCCTAATTCATCAGGTGCAACTTTTACTGTACAGACATGGCCGTTGCCTGTTACCTGGGGAACATATGGACCAGATTATATAAAATTAGAATTTGAAGTTGATGGGTATGGATCTTTAATTGCACAGGCAACAGAGAATGTAAGTGTAAATATTGATGATAGTCCTGCAGTCTTCGTTATTCCTCAATCACTGAATAAGCTACCTGATGAGGATCCTGTTATTACTCCTGACGTTACAATCACTACTGATAAAATAGAAGTTGATGATATAGATATACCAGTAGAAATAAGAGCAAGTCAACCTATTTTAGTAGAAATTGATGAAGATGATACTTGGCATGAATTGAGGGAGTTGTGATATGCCAACCTTTAGTGCTACAGGATATGGAGCATATACACAGGTAATACCACCAAATGCTATTAATGTATCATATACTATAGCAGGTGCTGCTGGTGGTGATAGTAAACGTGATCCACCTGGTACTACATGGAATCAAATTGGTGGATTTGGTCGTGTTGGTAACATGTCCTTAAATAGTGTAAATTTTCAATATACATTGACCTTCTACTGTGGTGGTAGAGGTGGTGCTGGATATGGCACCCAAGGGCCTGGTAACCCAGGTGGTGGTGGACCTTCACACTTTGCTAACGGTGGTGCTGGATATAGTGCTGGTGGAGGTGGTGGAGGTGCTTCTGGTGTAGTTCACAGTGGTGGTAATGGTTGGGGTAGTAAATGGATTGTTGTTTGTGGTGGAGGTGGTGGTGCTGCCCGTCAGATGAACAACACGGGACAGTATGCAGGTCTTGGATTGCAGGGTGGTACTACTACAGGTACGTTATATTCTCAAACTGGTGAATCAGCATCTGCAGGTAATACTGGTGGAGGTGGAGGTGGATCTACATTTGGTGTAGGTACTGGTACATTTGGTGGTAGAGCAGGATATCCATATTCTGGTGGTGGTCATTATGGACATGGAGGTAATTCTGCGTGGTTATCTGATTATATGAATAATGGACAATTGTTCCATTATCCAGGGTATGCTAATTATGGTGAGGGATATTATTCCTTGAGTTGGGACTATGGAGCACCTATATTTTTAAGTATTATTCCAAATCCAGCACAAGTTGTACTTGGTAATACTGTTGATTTACAGTGGACTACTAGTGGTGAAACAACATACACATATATTGGTAGTAATGCAACAGATCCTGGAAACGTTGGTGGAGCAAATGTATTAAGTGGTACAGCAACTGTTTCTCCTACTGTAATACCAACAACAACTTATACAGGTACATCATATGGTCCTGGTGGTGCATCAAATCAGGTGACTGCTAATGTAACAGTATATGAGATGCCTAATGTTACAATTACTGCTGATCATACTACGATTACATTAGGAGAAAGTGCAGAAATATCGTGGGCAACTACAGGTACTGCTAATACAGCAAATTTCAATCCAGGAGTTGGTGGTGTTCCAATTTCATCAACACAAACTGTATCTCCAACAACAACTACCACTTATACTATTGATGTTAGTGCTAGTGGTGAACCATATGCATCAGCAGGATTAGATACTGTTCTTGTTGATTCAGATACTATTACTATTACAGTATTACAACCACCTAGTGGAACTCTTTCAGGACCAGCTACTATACCATGGGAAGCGAAACCAACACTACAGTATACTGGTACAAATGTAATAACATCTTTTACTTTAAGTCATAGATATTATTATGTTGATGATACCGTCACATCATGGCAAACAACAGAAGTTTTAAACACTGGTTCTGCAGTTTCAGGTAGTCATGAGCATGATATAGTTTACAATGATTCTACACCTCATGGATTTGGTCCAAAATATGTTGAGTACAGACTTTCTGGTGTAGGTTCTGGGTCTTTAACCTTTGAAGAATTTCATACAGTTAACATAAATATTGATACTACACCAGATCCTTTTAGCATACCAGCAACAGAAAATCTTTTACCAGATATTGATGTTATTACTCCTGATTCTGGTGTTATTGGTGGTGATGTTACTGTTACTGATATAGATATACCCGTGAAGATTAAATCAAATCAACCAATTAAAGTTGAGATTGAAGAAAGTGGTATTTGGTTGGATGTAACGGAGATTTAATATGGGATATCAATATAGTTCTTTTAATCCTCACGGTAATACATCACAATGTAGTGCTGGTAGTCATTGGTGGCCACAAGGTGGTAATTGGGGTGACATAGTTAGAGATACTTTAACTAATGCATATATGGCACACCTTGGTAGGTATGGTGAAACTGGTGGAATGGAGCATTACTACAATTCTGTTGTTAGTGTAGTTGGGTATGGTAATTCATATAGTACACAATGGCTATATGATATGGTTTATCATGGTGGTCTTGCCAGTTCTGGAGGCAGTGGTGAATTAGATAACGTTTGGAGTCTGGGTCGGCATACCAACATGAGGTTGGGGTATTGTATTATATACGGGTGTACAAATCCCAGTGCTAGTAATTATAATTCAAGTGCTAATGTTGATGACGGAAGTTGTATAATTTATGGATGTACAGATCCTGCAGCGAACAACTATAATTCTAGTGCTAATATTGATAATGGATCATGTTCTTATGATGCAGTTTGGGTATCTATTAGTGCCAGTCCAAATCCTTTATGTGCACCAAATAGTGTTACAATTAGTTGGTCTACACAGTATGCAGTTAGTGCTAGTATTAGTGGATATGGTGGTGTATCAACTAATCAAAATGGATATACTAGTGGATCATTTAATACGACCCCATATAATAATCAAACATATACAATAAGTGCTACTGGAAAGGGTCCTAGTAATACAACATCAGCAGGTACTACTGTTACAGTATACCAACAACCATCAGTAAATATAACTTCTAGTAATTCAACTATTGTAATTGGTGAAAGTACAACACTTTCGTGGAGTACAACTGGTACAGTTAATTCCTCATCAATAAATCAAGGCATTGGTGGTGTACCAAATAGTTCTAATACAACAGTAAGTCCAACATCTTCTAAAACATATACTATTACATCGAGTGGACCCTGTGGAACAGTATCTGATAGTACAACTATTACAGTATTAACTCCACCATCAGCAACATTAACAGGACCATCATCCATTAATTATGGTGATACTCTTACGTTTAATTATTCTACAACGTATTCTACATCTAGAGTATTAACTATTACATATAATTATTACGATCAAGTATTAACAGATACAGTTAATGTTAGTGAGTCTGGATCATATAGTCCTACAATAACATGGACAGATCATGGTCCTCATTTAATATATGCACAATTAGCTGTTGTTGGTGCTGGTGGTAATGATCAAGCAACTAAAAGTGTACCAGTTAATATTGATACAACTCCTAACGTGATTAATATTCCTGCATCTGAAGATAAATTACCAGATGAGGACAATATTATTTCACCTGATGTATCAGTCACATCTAATGAAGTAAAGATTGAAGATATTGATATACCAGTAGAAATTAAATCTAGTAATCCTATCCTGATCGATATAGATGATCAAGATAATTGGCAAGAAATTAGGCAGATTTAAACATGGGAGTTTCTGGTAGTTTATATACATTCGATGCTTACTGGGGTGAGTTTACAAACCCATACCGTGATACTTTTTATACTTCCAACTATAGTGGTGAAGCGGTGGGTGATCCTCCCATATGGCAATTCATAGCCAGTAATGTTTGGAATCTTTTTATGAGTAGCAGCAGTCCTGGAGTTGTTGGGAATGTTTATCCAGTATACAGATTTTGGACAGGTACTCAAGGACAAGCATGGGGTGGAACTACTCAAGGATTTGATCACTATTACAGTACTAACTCCAGTGCTCCTAGTGGTTATTACAATGAAGGTATTATAGGATATGCTTATGACAAATACGATCCTGGTCCAAATCGTGTAGCAGTTTATAGCTTTTGGAATCCTACCACTCATGATCATAAGTATAAGACCACTTCTAATCTCCCATATATCGGTGGATACCAAGCCGAAGGTATTGCATGGTACTCTCCCATAATAGTAAATGGTTGTTCAAATACTAGTGCCCAAAATTATAATGCATATGTAAATCAATCAAGCAGTGGTTGTACATACGGTAGTGGTGATACCTGTGTATATTTTAACTGGACTAGATCTGCAGGAGATTCAAATTATATTTCTTGGGGTGGATATACTTTAGGACCTAATAGTGGTAATGGTACGTGGTGTTTTACTGCAGGACAGAGTTATCCTATAAGTTCATGGGGTAGTGGACCTGGATCAACAGGATTGAGAGTATTAAGTCCAACAGTTTTAGGACTTGATGATAGACAAGGTGCTGGTGCTGATAATGATTGGAATGATATGATTGTTTATGCTGGGCAAGGCATATTCTATCAATCTGGTAGTACATGTTATTATCAAGCTCCTGGTCCAATATATGGTTGTACAGATCCTAACGCACAGAATTATAATTCAAATGCAGATGTAGATGATGGAACTTGTTGGTATACACCACCAGCATGTAGTTTATCTGCGAGTCCAACATCATTGATACAAGGTGGTGGAAGTACATTATCATGGAGTATGAGTAATGCTTATGCTGCTAATATAAACAATGGGGTTGGAGTTGTTGCTATTGGTTCAGGAAGTACAAATGTACAACCATCTAGCACAACCACATATACATTAAGTGTTACAGGACTTGGTGGTACTGCATCTTCTGTGGCAACTGTTACAGTTTATATTCCTCCACAAATATCAGTTAGTCTTACTAATAGTTCTATTACTATCGGTGAACAAGCTACATTAAATTATAGTACTAGTGGTGATGCTGATACAATGTATATTAGTCCGTTGGGATATAAACCATTATCATCTAGTTTGGCAGTAGCACCAACAGTTACAACAACATATGTTTTAACAGCAACTGGTAATGGTGGTGCTGATAGTGTGTCAATAACATTAACTGTGTATCGACCACCAACAGTTACTGCTACCGCACCCAGTACTGTCTTTTATGGTAATTCTTTTAATATTACATATGATACCACTTATACTAATACTTTAACTGCTACTATAAGATATTATTATCTTAATGATGTAATAACAACTCAACAAATAACACCATCAGGAGGATCTTTAACAGTATCACCACCATATGATAACTTTGGACCACATGATGTTAGAGTAACATTTAATGCTGTTGGTGATGATGGTTTGACTGATACTACTGAAGTTACTACTAATGTTAATATTGATACAACTCCTCAAGCATTTGCGATACCAGGATCTGAAGATTTACCAGATGAGGAGGTAATTAGTCCAGAAACTATTTTAGAATCTCCATCTATATTAATTGATGATATAGATATACCAGTAGAAATAAGAGCAAGTCAACCAATACAGGTTGATATAAATGAAGCAGATAATTGGCAAGATGTTCGTGAATTATAGACCTATAAATACCTATGATACTAGTACATAGTCGATGACGTATCAGTTTTCAAACACACCAGTATATGTAAGCGAAGGACAAACTGTTAGGTTTAAGTTCAAAGCTCCTGCTGCCTGGAATACTACATTAAGTGTAACTGTACGAATTGGTGATCAGGAAACTGTTTGGTTTATCGTTACAGTACCAGAAGATTTTGCTCCAGATCCATTTCCATTCCAGTCTTTAAGTGATGCTGCAGCGGATACATTATACACGTATGCTGATGGTCAAAGAGCACAAGAACAAATTATTACTGTTAGTGGTCTAACTCCAACAACAGAAGCACCGATGACATTGTTGTCATCACACAATAATGCTAATATCAGTAATGCTGCTCTCCGTATCATGGAGAATGGTACTACTACATGGGGTGATTGGATTACTGCTGTTAATGTTCTTGTAAAGAATGGAGATCAAGTACAAGTAAGATTACGTTCTAATGATTCACCTGGTCTATCAAGATATCTAGATTTATCTATTGGTACTAGAACTGAAAGATGGACTATTAATACTGAAGTACCACCACCAAATTTCCCTGATCCATTCCCAGATTTCACAGAATTATATAATCAACCATTTGATACTATAGTTTATAGTGAAGTTATACAAATTCAAGGTCTTTCTGATCAGGCAGTAGTACAAACAGATAATAATGCACAGATTGGTATATCAACTACGAATACTACAACAACAAATGCTGATGGATTTGATGTTCTTGATGGTGTAACATTTGTTGATAGTAGTACACAACCAAGTATTCTTAATGGTCAGTATTTACAGTTACGTGTTACCACATCAACAACTGCTAATGTTCTTACAACAAATGTTTTAGGTATTGGTGATAAGATCAATGGATCTACATGGGGTGTAGAGACAGGTGATTTCCCATCAGAAACTCCAGGTTCATTCTCTTTCCCTAACAAGATTGATCAGATAGAAAATGTATTAATTAGTTCACATCCAAGACCTGAAGGTGGTATCATTGGGTTGGGTACAGATGTTGAGGTTGATGTAGTAGTAGTTAATGAGAATGGTGGTGACCCAGGTATTAGAAGAAAGCGTGATGGTGGTTGGTCTAGTTGGGGAACGTTCCCAATATCTGTTAAGAATGGTGATGAGATTCAAATTCGGAATTTGTCATCAGCAACATTTGGAGAGACAATTTCTACCACAATTAAGGTAGGAACATTACAAATTGGTACATGGACTGTAACTACGAACACTGGTCCAGATACTGTTGCAACATTTACTCCACCAACAGATAGAACTAACGTTGTTCCAGGTGCATTAATACCAAGTAGTATTATTCCTATTAGTGGTATCAATAGACCTATAACTATTAGTGCTACAGGTACTGCATTAATTTCTATAGATTTTGATACAGCAGTAGCAGGACCAAGGACATTTGATCCTGCATTACATAGTTCCATACAGTTATTTTTAACAGCACCTAGTGGATTATCACAGTCTACACTAACAACTGTATCTATTGGTACAGGTTCTGGTGATAATAATAATAATCCATTTACATGGAGTGTAACAACTTATGCTACTGTTCCACCACCACCTGAATTAAAAGGTTGCTGGTATAGTAAGAAGAATGCTTTTGTTGATATGTCAGGTGGTGGTACTGGTGTCATTAGAGAAGCAAAAGACGATGGATTAGCACTTGGTACAGTTATTACTGTGTTGAAACAGGGTGATGGAACTTATGGTGAATTGGTTGGTAGTACAGCAGAAGGTAGATTAGATTCTAGGTATCCTGGTTATCTAGAGTGTGATGGATCAGAATATAATGTTGCTGATTTCCCTGATTTATGGTGGGTTATTAAGAATAACTATGCAAAAACTGGTGATGATGTAGCACAGTTTGGTACATGGGATTCAACAACTAAAACATATACTGGTAAGTTTAGAGTGCCAGATTATAGAAATAGAAGGATGACAGGTCCAGGACCTGTTGATGGCAATATAGCTAATGCAGTTTCTTTGGGTATAGAGACATCAACACATCCACAGAAGACATATAATTCTGCTGAAGCAGGTGGAATTGGTGGATATTGGTACATGGATAATGTTGATGTTACTGCTGGTGATCCAAATCCATATCAACAGGTAATAGGTGATGAAGGTGCTACTACTGGTATATCAAGTGACTTCTTCAACTTTGGAACAGTTAGAACAGTATATCCTACTGAAGGTATAACTGTTGATATTGATTTTGAAGTTACTGGTTCTGTTTTGGGTCGTGTTGGACCATTGACAGAAGAATTTGTTAATGTACCATTACATGATCATGATTATGTTGCTGCAGTACAATCCAATCCAAATGCAGCAGATCCAGTAATACCGTGGATGACACCAGCATTGTTTGCTTATTGGCCTCACTTACATGGTAATCAAGAACCATGGTCTGGAGTAGCTCCAGATTTAGGTGATCGTCTTGGTCGTTGGGCATGGCCGAATGATAAGGTAATGATAGATAATCATCAGCACACTCAAAACCCAACTCCTCACGGTTTCTATTTTAATAATCCATACTCTACTCCAGATTTACAAGATAATATTGATGGTGTTGTTAATGAATGGATATCAGAATTCGGAACTGCACAGCAGGGTACTTTTATGGAGAGGTGGGATGATTTAGCTATACAAGGTAAAGATGGTACAGCACCATTCACATTTGGTGGTGAGACTGGATTTAAAGCTGAAGTTAAAGCAATGATAACAGCAGCATCAACTGCTGGTGAGAATGCTTTAGGTCAGATTGAGAGAACAATTGTAGCAAATACATGGTGGGCAAGTCCTGGTGATCATGTTGCTAACTCATATTTTAAGTATCTTGGTGGTGGACCTAATTCTGTTTATTCCTATAGTGGATTACAAGGTGATTGGTCTGGTTATCATAACCCTAATGCAGTATCAACAGCAGGAACAGTTGATATGACATGGAACCCTACTGGTGGTCAGAATGGTACTGGTGCTTGGCCACATTGGGGTGCTCTTGTATGTGGTGTAATTGATACAACACCAACATCAGTAAGAATTGATCCATACACACCACCATATATCCATGAGGATGCTTCTGATAACTCAACTTCATCTCATAGTCATTGGTTATCATTGGATCCATTAACTTCAATGGAAACTGATTATGGTCATGGTAATACAAGTGGTCCTGGTACTAAAGTAGGTCTTGCTACTGCTGGTAATTATATTGATGTTGTTTTTAATCAAAATACTATAGGTACTGATGTTGGTGTTGGAATTGAATTAAACACTGCTACATTCACCCTAAATAGAGCAGAGAGACCGATACCTAACGTTAAGTTTCATCCAAATAGGCAAGTTCCTATTGTCCCAGAATTTCATAAAGTAAAGTATTTGATTAAAGCATTCTAAATTATTACACATCATGTCAAGAAATAAATTAGTTCCTTATCGTCCTCTAGAGATGATGAGAGATACGAAGTTGACTCCTAGTAGTTTTGATGATTTCATTGGTGTTTGGCCAAATTTTATACCAAAACCATTCTGCGAGAAAATTATTAAGTATGGAGATGCTATGCTTAATGGTGATGGAGCAGATTATAATTCACCAGTAGAGGTAGCAGAAGGACTTGCTGGTAGATTTAGATCACCACAAGATATAGCAGATATATTACCACCTGGTATTGATCATACACAGGATGTTATGCATGGTAGTCAAATGTATGCAGGTAATGTGAATAGAGACGATACTTCATTCCTTTTGAATTATGCTGATGCTAACTGGAATATACAATGTAATCAATTTCTTAAATCATGTATTGCACATTATTTGGATAAGTATAGTCAATTACAAAGAGTTGGATTGATATCATCTGATACTAAATTTCAAAGGACTGCACCTGGTGGTGGATATCATACATGGCATTATGAGAATGGATCATATTATTTTGCACAGAGAGAAGTAACATGGATGGCATATCTTAATGATATTGATGATGGTGGGGAAACTGAATTCTTATATCAAAAGAGGAGAATAAAACCAACAGCAGGTACAGTTGTGATGTTCCCTGCAGGTTATACACATGTACATAGAGGTGGTTTAGTTCTAGGAGAAAAGGATAAATATATAATAACGGGTTGGTATATTAAAACAGGGGATAAGTAACACCATGGCAGAAATACAATTAAGGAGTGCAATTATTGAGTTTGATTGTTTAAACAATCAGCTTCGTTACCTTGAAGACCTGTATGTTAGTCCTAATGGAGAAAGGACTATTGTACCTACGTTTAAGATAGATGAGCAACTTAAGGATAGGTTTCTTGAAAACTATCTAGATAGTTTTTGGCATTCAGAAAAAGATCAATTAGAACATATTGTATTCTATTCTGATGGTTCAGCACAGTGTCAGAAGAGAAAGTTGAGGTATGATTTTAATACAGAATCACAGTATTGGGAGTCATATGCTTTTACTGATATGTCTGCTGAACAAATACAAAATTTGTGCATGACATTTAAAAATTTACTCAACACACAGACAATAGTTAAAGAGTTTAATATTGAGAATAGAATCAAGAAAGTTGATGAGAATCTCTTGTTCTTTGATCAGACTCTTGGTAAGAGAATAGGTGAAAGAGATCAGTTGTTGTCAGTTACTGATTGGAGAGTATTACCTGATATTGAGGATAGTTATGTTGGTGAGAAGGATGAGTGGATTAAATATAGAGTAGAATTAAGGAAGTTATGTAAGCAGGGTGTTGATGATTATGATACTCCATTAGAGTTATTCAAATCAATAACTGAAATGAAATGGCCTGTTGATCCAAAGATATATCGTGAGAAGTATCCTAATGGTCAAGATGCTAATGGTAATGCTGTTGAGTATCTCAAGGCAGATGATGATAATCAATGGGTAGAGAGAGAAACTGATTCATCAACAGATATTATTCATAGTAAGTTACTTAATATTGGTGAATTGCGTCAGAGATATGCTGATACAAATAAAATTGTAACTCAAGAAGTTCGTGAGATGATGCAACTACTGAAGTATGAGGATTTTGTTGAAGGTGGAATTGACTATACTAGAGTATACACACAGGATGAAATAGATGCTCTCAACGCTGAATGATCTGCTTAATGAACAGCAGGTAAATTATATAACATCATATTATAAAAAAGAAAACTTTCAATGTGGATCAAATAGTAATCCAGATACTGAAGTAAAGAATAATTTAGAGATGAAGTATGATGTGCAGAACAATGCTTTATCTAAATTATTACTTAAGACACTTACTGCTGAAAGTAGATTAGTATACATGCTAATTAAGTCTTTATCACAGTTTTATTTTCTGTGGTATAATGAGGGATCATTTTACAATTGGCATTTAGATAACTATCCTGAATGTGGTGGTGTTAAGGCAGACATGAGTATGACTATATGGTTGAATGATCCTGATGAATATGAGGGTGGAGAGTTAATAGTTAAGGTTGGTAATCAGGAAACAATACACAAACCAAAGAAAGGTACTGCTTTAATATACAGTACAGGATTATTACATAAGGTTAATCCTGTTACTAAAGGAGATAGGAAGGTTGCAGTTGCATGGTATGAGAGTCGTATTGAAGATACATTTATGAGAAATGCTATGGTTGATTATGGACTGATGCTTGATGAATTAACTCCTAATTTAACAAAGGATCAGTTATTTCAGCTTGAGAATTTTAGAGTGAAGATGGTGAGAGAATATGGTAAAAGATAATGTCAGTGTATATGATAATTTCTTTAATAAAGAAGATTATAACACCATATTAAAGAAAGTAGAAGAACCAAATTGGAGTTGGGGTCACACTAGCTATTCTCCTGATCATCCACATTATAATCAATGTACACCATTTTGGCATATGGATTTACGTGATGATGAGTTCTTCACTGGTCACCTTCTAAATAAGATACAGGAGCTAGTACCACAGTATGATCTCCTCAATGTGTATGCAAATGGTCATACATATGGTTTAGATGGTACATTCCATCAAGATGCATACGATGATAAAGGTAGAACTTTCTTATTATATGCAAACAAAAAGTGGCTCAAACAATGGGGTGGAATGACCTCATTTTATAAAGATAATAATGAAGTACATAGTTTATATCCATCACCTAATAAAGGAATACTATTCCCAGGTATGATATTCCATCGTGCATCATCACTATCAAGACTATTCATTGGGTTAAGAGTTACAATTGCATGGAAACTACAACGTAAATAAACATGGAAATTACATCAGAATATCAATTATATAATTTAGAGCATACTATTGGTGCATATGCCAAGGCAATTGGTAAACCAGTAGTATATCTTCGATCATATGGTTGGAATAATAGTAGTGATGTAACAAAGATCAATGCATCTAGAGATGTATATAAAGAGTTTTTACCAATTGAATGGTTTAATGAACTAGATGAATCAGAGTTTAGTTTTGTTGTGTTGGATAGATTAGGTAACATGGCAGACTTTTTGCAGGATACTTTTCCTGTTAGTCAAGCATCAGTTGAAACAGAGATGTACATATATTATGCACTCTATAATGATGAAGGACAAGTTATTGCAGACAACGAATGATATTCAACGATTACTACACAGTACACGAGAAATATAGTTTAGTACGACAAGAACGTATTTGTTCGTATTCTGAAATGCCATGGTTGTATACAACATTGGTAGATGATCAATATAAACCATCGTTTGATAGTATTACTAAAGAACGATTGAATAAAGCATTGGGATTTAATTATATTATTGGTAATAAGGATACTATTAAGAAAGAACTTCATTTCCTTGGCATTAATCATACTAATAAAACAGATGGTATTATAGATTATAGAACTAGATTCAGATATAACTGGGCTGTTGTAAATAATTCAGAGAAGAATCACTTCATTGGATCTACTGGCACATCTCATTTACAAGAGGTACATGATAAGATAAGTCAGTTAGTAACACCAACAAGAAATGGTGAGAGCTGGTATACAGGCATGAGGCATGATGCAACAGGTCTAGCAAAATCTATTGAGATTACTGATGCAGAATATGATGTGTCAATGTATAATAATACTATGTTGACAGAACTAAATGATTATTCAAGAAGGAACTATACATTTATTCATGGTGTATTAAATGTTGGTTTAGATGATAAAGTATCAATGGTATGCAGACTAGCATATCCTCAAAAGATAACAAGAACAAATCCTCAATCATTAGTTGTAACTAATCCTCAATTATATCGTAACAAAATTAATATATCAGCTGAACAGGCAACAAATAGACACTTGTTTGGTATGAGGCAGTATGATTTCCTTACACTAGATCAGATTAATTATATCTACGACGAAATTTATATTGCTGATCATGATCATGATACACGCAGACGTACATGGATACATGAGGATTTTGATAATAGAAAGAGCAATAATAATAGTGATTTTAGAATTGATCTTGAGTTCCAGTTTACAGGTGACCAATTAGATGATATAATATGCAGTAGAGTACTGTTCCATAAGTTTAAGGATGTTGAGAGATCAAGACCTTGGACCGCAGAGAATGAGGCATCTAGATCAAATCCTGTTGTATTCTACCCAAATAGAACTAGATCATCTAATTATAAATAACAGCGTCAATATTCTCAAAAACTAATGAAAAAGGTAAAAGCAGCATTTGATAAAGTTGTTGAGTGGGATAAACAAGCAATTGCTTATGGTCAGAAGAGATTTGGATGGACTGACTATCAAGTAGTTTGTATCTCATTCGCTAAAGGATTCATTATAGGTGCTATTTTGTTGTGATTGATACATCTTGGTCCAGTATTCGTATTGGACTAGTAATGATATTAGGTGTAATTTGGTTCTATTTGTTAAATGATTACATAAGAAATAATGACAGAGAATGAATTAACTCCCAAAAATGTTAACGATGCACTTGATATTATGCGACCATATATTGAGGCAGATGGAGGATATTTGGAATTTGTTGAAATAGATTATATTGATGAAGGTCCAGTAGTTAAAGTTAGATTGTTAGGTGCATGTGCATCATGTGCAATGTCATCTCAAACATTAAAAATGGGAATTGAGAGACAATTACAAGAGCAATTCCCTGAAATTGTTGAAGTTATACAGGTATTATAATGAATAAAAGAGATAGACAAGAGATGAAAGATTTGATCCTTGAGACACTTAATGAATGGCATTACGAGAAAACTTATAGACGATTTGCTGGTAAGACACCTGAAGAACTGTCACAATATCACACTAATACTAAAAAATAGTAGTGTATCATGTTATGAGGAACTAAATACTCCAGTTTGACAACTATTAATGAAAGATCAAAACTCTATTCTAGAACACGAGACACAAGACCAGAAATGGAATCGTGGTCTAGATCTCTTTATTGAATCAGTTCAGAAACCAGATAATGCATTACGTGGTTGTGCTCATAACCAAAAATGTTATAATGAGTTGATGGATGTAAGAGAACATGTGCTAGAATACCTCAAGACTATTAGAAAATGACTGAATTAGTTTTTCTATTCTCTGGTTATTATGCATATCCTGAACCAGTTATTCCTGATTATCAAACTGAATATGTAGAACATAGAGCTTGGGTTCCTTGGGTTAAACATGAATGGAAAGAAAACAATGGTGTACGAACATATACCAGTGAAACTAATCAAGTTAATCCTTTTATTAGGAGAGCACCTTTAGATAGGACTCCTTTTGCTGCATATGATGAGTTTATGAAAGCAGATAAATTGAGAAGGGGAATTATGCATGAGGAACTAATGCACAGAAATAAAGCAGATATTGAACGGATTAGTTCTAAAAGTTTTCAGAATACTTTACGCTATTCTTTTTAAAATCATATATAGTAAGAAATGAGGGAGTTTAATGCTGATTACGATTGATCTATCTGCGGTAATACTATATCTTATCGTTTCAGATCCTATCTGGCAATCAAGATTGATTGTTAGAACTACTGATGCATGGGAATCATGGCGTAAACGTAGTCGTGTAGCAAGACTCCTTAATAAGATTGAATACGTCTTTGAGAAGTACAATCTAAAGAACGAGGTAACTGCTAAAGTATAAGAACATGACTAACTATGATATATTAGTTGACACAATCAACCAAAAGTTGTATGAAGTATATACTATGGGTCAAACATTAGATGACAGTGATTGGGATGATGATACAGCATCAACCATATCAACCAACATAATAGAACTTGTTGAAGATCACCAGTCTAATCCACGAAGTAAGTGGAGAGCAAGTGACTGATATCTTCCCTATATTTCCTACACCTGTTATAGTTGGTGAGTTTAAACATCAGAAGAAGTGGAAGAAGATATTCAAAGAACAGTTTGATAATGTTGATCGTAGACCAGATACGTGGACACAACCATTAAATACATCTTTTCCACAGATAGAAGATGATGATCCTTATGTGTCACCTGACATAAGAGATGACATACAATCAGATCTTCTTATGCATGTTAAAGATACCATGAAAGAATATAATATGCCAAGTAGTGTATTTTTTTCTGAATTCTGGTATAATGCATATTATAGTGGACAAGGACAAGAGAATCACGATCATTTATCAGAAGTAAATCACAATCCCTTTTGGTCTGGGATATACTTCTGTCGTAATTGTTTCCCTGGTTCTTTAACTCTATCACGTAGAGAGCAATCATTTAGGTTACAACAGTATTATGACTGGGATAATACTGCTCCACAATTAGAACAGTATTACAGGACAAGAATACAACCACCTATATCTGATGGCACTGTCGTGTTGTTTCCACCTCATGTCTTACATCAAGTCACTACTGATGATAGAAATGAAAAGAACATGAGATTAACATTCTCTTTTAATGTATACAGAGAGAAAATCCAAGTACAATTATCTAACAACAAATTAGTTGAAGTATAACTATGGCACTAACTGAACAAGTTGAGACATCACTACGTGATGCACAATCAAATTTGCGTAATGCATTAGCATTTGCTGCACGTACAGAGAAACCTTATATTAACATGCATATTGGTAAGATGATGCATGACATAGACAATTTAATAGATGTCCACGAGATACTAGAGAAGGTAGATAATCGTGAGAAGGGAGACAGAGGACGTTGGGGTCCATTTATTGGTGACTTTGAAACGTAATCTTACACAAACCGAAAGATATCCTAAAGAAAACGCTGTTTTGTGTTCGTTTCGTGTTATATATTATGGGGAGTTCAACACAAATAGATGTTTCAATCACTTAAATGGACAGAAGATGGGGAACTATCTGATGTAGACATGGCAAGGATATTAGATGCTCTAGGTAATGAGAAACTAGTTAAGTGTAAGGTTAAAGAAGAGGAACCTGCTGAAGAATTAAACCCACTTCGATCTCCACTTTAATGGGTGGAAGTAAGACGATATCTCATCCAGTGTAAAAATATAGAATGGAGCAGAGTTTATATGATTCTGCTCCATTTTTGTCATCCTATGTTTACCATCGACTAATCTGTATGGTTTACCAGGTGGATTTGGTGTGTCTTTTAATACTATGCCAGGATACCTGTAGTCACACATCATTAGTCTTAATTTATTGATTCTAATCCATTCAGGATCAAGTATATTATATTGTTTACTACCTATGTCTTTAAATGATATAGTTTGTAGCCTATCATCTGTTAATAAATGTTCTATGCTAGGAAGATATATTGTAGCATCATAGTTAAATATTCGCCAAATCCCTTTGGCATCATGGTTACCAGTCAACATTACGATATTGTTAAGAATGATTGAATCGCTTGTATTTATGGGTCAATCATGTTAATATACCTTGTCCTTCGCAGTTAGAGTTATGACATTCGAGCAGTACGTTAAGGAAGAATTGGAATATTACGATCAGCATCCAGAGGAAGATGACCATATCATAGAGTGTCACTCTAATTCATTTGAAGCGACGGAGGTGGAATACACCCATTCCCAGTAGACAGTTGAAGAAGTGTAACAGAGATGGTTGCAGGGGCATTGAAATGGTGTATATTAGGTAAGTCGAGGGCAATCGACCTCGTTTCAAACCCTATCCTATTCTATCATGACTGTAATCTCCACCAACGTTGACGCTTCTGCATTTGACTATGAGGAACTGTTTGACGGTTGCGAGACTGGCAACGACATTCTCGTTCGTTTGGAGGAATTGACAACCGAGCAGGTTTGATTTCATGTGGGCACGTTAGCGTTGCATCGGTAAGTCCCACATCCCCAACTCTTTATTTTTCATCATGACACTCACTAAAATCCAATTGACACCAAGTCAAACGAAAGAATTAGCGAGACAATATACCACATTATATGTTGATTCCATGGACTATAAGACTATGGAACGTATTGTAGAAGATATGGTATATGATGATGTAAAAGATTATGATAGTGTTACATTAGTATCACGTATCAGAGATGAATTTGGTGATGAAACACTAGAACAATTGATCGGAGGTGCTCATCATGGTGAGTAGTACTCAATATGCCTGGGGTGAAGAAGAAACCGCAGATGTCCCATTCACTGATGTTAAACTAACAACAGAAGAATATGAGGATCTGATTGAGTGTGTACATAATAAGATTAAAGAAGAATACAAAGACGATGAGACGTGTAGATTTTACAGTAAACTATTAGGTAAACTACTCATTCTTGCAAACCAATGAGATTGCATGTTTCCTGTCCTTCTGCCCCTTGGGAGAACACAACAACAGACAAGGATAGAGCAATTGATCTTGCCTATGACCTTGCTGAAGATTATCAATGTGATGTTGATCTTCTTTATGACACAGTAATGGCATCATCTGGATTAACTTCCAGAGTTGTATACACCACAGTTTCACCATGAAGTTCTATTATCAAAGATTTGATAATGCCAAGTATAATACTGTGGAATCACAGGCATTGTACAAGCAGTATCCACCTACATTTGAAGAGACTGAACGCAAGTGGAAAATGAACTTGTTTAAGTCTCGTAAGTGCAGAAATGCAAGTAATGTATGGAAGATTCTTAACTGGACTCTACCACAAGAAGAGTTTGAAGAGTTAAGATACAAAGCAACAACATTCCCAGTTGTATATGACAAGTGGGGATTCAAACGTAAACACATCTTTCCTATGGAGGTTGAATGAAACTAGACACAATGAGCAGGGTTGTTGGTTCAATCATGATTGTTGTGTCATACTTTATCATACTACATGTCAATGTCATTACAGGTACAATCATGCATGCGGTTGCTGATGCAATTAGTATCCCTTACTTCATTAGAACTAATGGTTGGGATGTTGTCATTATGCTATCGTTCATGACATGCATATCAATTTCTAAATTCGCATTCTAATGACCAATCAAGCAGTTATTCAGGATAAAAACCACGGTATCTATCATCCATTCATGTTACATGAGCAGGAATTGAGGATACTGACTAATGCACTAATGGCATTAGATCGAAGTGATCAGAAGATCATTGAATCAATGTATGGTAAAGTAGAACCATTGTATCAGAAACTCTTGTATCCATTACAAGAGGAATACAAGAAACCAGTTGAATTGAAACCAAAACCCATACGTCATGGAGGTGATTTAGATGCCTTCTAACAAGATCACCATGGTTCATATGGACACTGATGAGGTGATTCAAGTTGAACTAGGTAAGACATCATGGGTTGCTCGTAAGATAATACAAGACCATGAGGTGCTTGGTTATCGTTTTGAGAACATGATGGATGCATTAAGAACACTCAAATCACTTGACACAATTAACATTGGAGAAGACATCGATGAGTCTGATTAACACTATCTACGGTCACCACTATCCACCTGGACCAACAATGAGCAAACCTGAAGCACCATTTGACACTGAAGCGTATGCTAATTACAAGGCACAAGTTGATCGAGAACGAGAGAAGATTGATCCCAATAATATTGTAGAATCAATCTATCAATTAGGATATAAGATTGATACTGCACTCTCAAAGATCATTGCTCAACTAGATGCACTTGTCAAGGATGATTTCAATCCAGATAATGTGACATGTTCAGTTGATGATGAACAGGTAGATTGTGAGACATGGGAGAAGGACAATGACTCCTGAAGAAAGAAAGAAATTAGTTAACATGAGTGATGAAGAAAAGGAAAAACTATCCATTGATGATTGTTTCATGTTAGCACTTGAAGATCTCGCAGCAGAGAAGGAAGTGACTGTAGATTACTACATGGAGGAATTCATGTAAACTACAGAATGTATACATAGTTCTTGTCGATGTTGGTATAAGGACGATTTGACCACAACAGAACAAGCACTAATGGATGAAATGAAAGCATTGATCAAGGATCTACAGTATAAAATCACTGAATTAGAAGTCCAAAACAATGCTAAACGATTCCATGTTGAAGAGTTAATCGCTCAACTAGAACAAACGAGCAACAAGGAGTACGACCTATAATACTGGAGGGAGTACAAAAGATCAGTAATTAGAAACTGCGCCCTCCATATTATGAACAAGGAAGAAGATGATAAAATGTTACCAGTAGGGGTTAAAGTAAGATGGCGAGATGATATTGGTGAAATAGCATTTAGTTGTGAGGATTGTTTAACAATTAGAGTAAACAATCCAAACTCTAATGAAAGACAACGTGAAGTAAGAGTTGTAGTACAGAAAGAGTATTTTGATGACATCGAACTATTAACAGGTAACCATTCACACCATTATTAACATGAACGACTACGAAGGCAATCCAATCATGGATGTATTTGATGATCCAAACTATCGTGAGCAAATCTTACGTGACGCATCACAAGAATTACTCTATGATGCTGAAGAAATACTACCCGATGAGTTAGATGATTTCTAGGGTACACGTGAGAGGCATCTAGAAGCGTCTGTAGTGGACACATTACAAAGTGTATACTAAATACTACATGCGCTGCTTTTTGTCCTATACTATGGGTGTTCACAAATGAATCATGCCATCAACCACAAAAGAGGTGTCTGTTAAGGACATTCTCCCATCTGATGTATTGAAAATGACTGACACATCAAACAACAAACTTGTTGTCTTGAAGTATACAGCACTATTGTGTAATGCATTAATTACACAGTATTTGAATGAGTCTATCGCTAGAGCAGAACAAACTCTAAAGATCAGACCTGATAGTGCATCAACAAAAGAACGATTGGAGCACCTGAAACTAGGTATTACCAAGGTCAATTTCTTCTTTGAAACTGGCAGGAAATACCATAAGATCATTGAATTAGATCATCAAGGTGGACAATCAACACATGCTTTTGTTGATAAAGAGACTGGCGAGGTTTATAAACCTGCTAGTTGGAAATCACCTGCTAAAGGAGCACGATACAATTTACTTGATGAACAATCACGTAACAATTGTTTACTACGTGCTGACTGGGCAGGAGCATACTTATACAAATAAGTGTGCTAAATTAGTGTAGAGTTGCTCATAATTGTAAGTGTACCATCCTTTCACCCATCTATCATGAGCAGATCACGTTACAATGTAGTTGCAGAACATGTTTTGCAATTATTACAACCAATTGATGACACCTTAAAGGTAAGACCCAAAGATAATATATCTTCAAGGGAATTACAATTGTTTTGGCGTTATCACGGTCATTTCTCTAATGACTTTGCGAAAGCAATACAGAAAGCGTTACCAGATAATTATGAATTCGTATCTTATGATCATCTTCGTAACAAACTGGAGGCAAAAGCAAAGTGAGTCATTTAAGCGAACAACACTCAATTGTATCACAACTTGATACTATTCTAAAGAATCGTTACAGACGATTTAAATACTTACAGCGTAACAATCGCATGGAAGATGCTATTGCTGTTGCTGATGAGTTTCTAGAATGGATTGATCCTGATTATTTTGAACATATCAATGATGATGATCATCCTGTAACATATTTTTGTTTAGATGAGTTAGAACAGTGGCACGATGAAGCAATGACCGAAGAGTTAAGGGAGTTAGAAGATGATTAACACTATTGCTGCATTATATGCATACTGGATAGTATGTTATTGTTACCGTATTGTATTACTATGAACAATCTCATCACTGAAATAGGTTACATCATCATTGGTGGAGCATTAGCATTCATCCCAGTATACATACTGGGACTTATATTAAAACAAAATGACTGATTTAGCAGCACAATTGAAATTAGGGACCAAGAAATCCCATACAGCAGCAGAGAACACCAAATTTGTTGGTTCATTCTTACGTGGTGTTGTATCAAGAGATAGTTATCGTGTATTGATTGCTAATTTCTACTTTGTTTATCGTGCAATGGAAGAACAATTGTTTAAATACAAGGATCATCCATGTATTAAACCAATATACTTCACAGAACTACATAGAACTGATGCATTAGCAAAAGATTGTGAGTATTTCTATGGTACAAATTGGAAAACAATTATTCAACCTAGTGAAGCAACTCAACAATATGTTAATAGAATCAGAGAGGTTGATCCTGATACATTAGTAGGACATCATTACACAAGATATCTTGGTGATTTATCTGGTGGACAAATACTAGCAACAATTGCAGGTAATGCACTAGATTTAGACAAAGAGAATGGTCTTGCATTCTATGATTTCCCTGATATTGATGATAAAACAAATTTTAAAACAAATTATAGAGCAGCATTAGACACCTTACCATTAGATATACATGATATTAATAAGATTATAGCAGAGGCAAACTTTGCTTTTCGTCTTAACATGTATATGTTTGAAGAATTAGCAGGTAATCCCTTCAAATCAACGATGAAGGTGCTCTGTAGTCTAGTACAGAAGCAAATCAAATGACCTATCTGCAACAATCCTTAATACTTGGACTCTTTGTGACTATTCTATTCTTACTCAACGTCGGCAAATGAAACTATCACAACGAAATACTAAACTATCAAAAGCAGGTAAAGGACAACACGAACAACCTGAACAGTTACCATTGATGAATGCACCCCCAACTAATCCATTCATTTATGCATTAAATCAAATGGGATGGTCATTAGATGATGAAATTGACATCGAAACAGACAAAGAGAACAATCGAATCATTATCACTAATCAATCTAAATCCTGATGGAAGTTATTCTTACCCCACCATTAGATAAAATACAATTAAACAAAATGTCAAACTCAATTGATGAAGGTGAACTCATTGCTGAAATATTATGTATTACAGGTGAATTGAAAGGTACATGCACTAGATCAACTCAAGTGCAGTCTAATGGTCGTAAGTCTAAACTCATTACTATTGAGTACGATGTTGAAGATCCAAGAGAACTTTCTTCCTGAACCAGTATTTCGTCGCATACACAATTGGTTCTTACATACAAAAGAACCCAATTGGAAGTGGCAACCATTTAATACAGGAAGGTATAGAGATAATTATCAATTTAATATCTCATTCTTTCGTTATGATCAAACTGTACATCCACATTATCATATTGTTAAACCACTAGTAGATGCTATTAATCCTCATCAATTGATAAGAGTAAAGGCAAATCTTCACCCCATAACATCACAACATGAACAATCAGGGTTTCATGTCGATAATTTATATGAAAACTCTATCACATCTGTATTCTATATTAATACATGTAATGGTTGTACAATATTTGAACATGACAATCATCATGAATATTCAGTAGAGAATAAATTGGTCTCTTTCCCTACTCATCTTAAACATTGTTCCCTTACATCTACTGATCAAAAATGTAGGATAGTAATTAACCTAAATTACTACACACGACCAACAATAAGACTATGATAAGTGCTATCTTCCCATTTGCATTCATTATACTATTAATATCAGGTATGCATATGTTATGGCCATTAAAGTATAGAGGATCAAAGTAATGGATGATCATAATTTAGAAAGAGTAAGACGTATTCATCGCTCATTTAAAGATAAAGAGAGTGATGGTCATTATACTATTAAAAGACTATATGCTGAAGTATTGAGAGCAACAGCAAAAGACTTTCCTCAATTTAGAACAGCAGCATCTCCTAATGAATGGGAGAAGGGTTATCATACTGTTATTGAAACATTACATGATATTGCTCATGAATTTGAAGAGTTAGACAGACATCCACCTACTAAAGTATATGATGATTATAGTGACCCATATGGTGGACACTGACTAACACACCCGCATGGATACACTCCAGATGATATCTAGGTTTTCCACAGGTAGTTTTCCACAACTTTTAATAAACCTGTGGAAAACTCTATGTTTTTATAAATGGTTTAAAAAACATAGTATGTGTGAACTAATCATTAAGAATGTGCGGGGTTGTAGCAGTCTTGGCGTACCGCCCATCATTTGTCAATCCTCTGTTACATTCTGACATTATCACAGAAACTTCACAATGTGGCACAGCGTAGTTGACAGATTTTGAGTTTTCTGGTATTATAAGAAAGTACAAAAAGACAAAAAGTTCAAAAACTCACTTTTTTAAAAACTGAAAGTATTATGAAACTTAAGGAACCAACCTTTAGTGGATTTGATAGTTCTGCTATTAAATCTATTTCATTTAACAACAATTTGTGTGAAATAGTGTTCAAATCTAGTGATAAATGTTATAATTACACAGTAAATGATAACAATTTCGTAAAAACAGTCGAAAAGACTATCAAAGACGGTGAATCTATTGGAAAACTAGTAAATAATGCAATAAAAGCAAATAAACTAGAAATAATTGAATATTCCACTGATAAACTAAATAAAACTGTAGTATAATTACTATTATGTCTAGGAAAACACGTAATAATCATGATTCATTCAGTAAAATGAATGAAATACGAGTTGATTACGAAGATTATGGATATGAGATACAAAATAGTAACAGACAAAAGAAACACAAGGAGCATAAGTTTAAGAAAAGAGAATACGATTACGATGACTAACTAAAGAGTATATTTGTACTACCTGTGGAAAACTATTTTTCCACAAGCAAGGGAGGACAGTTGAGAAACTGGACTTTTTTGTGACAAACGCTTAACAATTGGCATGTTGTCAACCCCCTGGGGTGTATAATTAAAGAGTTCAAATGAATTTCATTTCATGCCAACCAAGTCAACCGCAGTTTCTACAACCAAAGCACGTCCAGCACGTCGCCGCCGTTCAACTGCCAAGACTACGACCAAACCAGTTGCCAAAGTGTCCACCACCAAAGCAACAAAACCCACTGCTCCCAAACTTATGGAACAACCCAAGGTCATTACCACATCATTCAAAAATGGTGAAGCGTACAACAAACAGGTTGAGTGGGTAAAACCAGAGGTAGATCTGATCTCCTTTGATTCCTACAGAAAGGATTTCCACAATCGCATGTTGGTCCACAATTATGAGTGTCACATGCTGGTTGAGGATCTCAAGAAAGCATACCACGCTTCAACACCTTTCATCAAGAAGTCGTTAGACTTTCTTCAGGTTCAGTACAAGGTTGTGGAAAAACAGTTTTCCACAGTCTCGACAACCAATTGAGAAACTGTCCTTTTTTGTTACAACCCCGTTACATACGGGGTTTTTTTATGTCTTGCCGTGGTATCCTTAAGGGGTAGTCAACCAATTTTCACATGCGTAAGATTGAGTCAGAGATGCAAGCAGCAATTGCCGAGCGTCGCAACTGGTCTAAATCTAACACCTGCGTCAGCGTTGATAGTGACAACAACACAACCGTCACACTACATGGAAACACAATTGCCACAATTTTTAACAATGGTGACATGCGTCTTTCATCGTGCGGTTGGGAAACTGTCACAACCAAGTCAAGACTAAACGCTATCCTTGATGTGTTTTTCCACAGGTTAGGGATCTGGCAAAAGGACTTCACTTGGTACATCGGACACCATGACGGTCAAGTCGATGAGTTCTACGATGGTTACGAGATCGTTAGGTGACAGTTGACAAACTGGTCTTTTTTACAACAAACCCGTTACAAACGGGTTTTTTTGTGCCTTGATCTTTTATACTATGGGAGTACACACGAAAGAACCACATGGTTGCCACTGACATCACTGTCACACTGACACCTGAACAGCATGGACTCATCCTAGACATGTTTTCCACAATTGCTGACCTTGGTTTGTACGATGACCCTGTGGAAAACGAGCAGGACTCATGCCCTGACCTATTCGACAAAACATGGGATGCCGTCATCGCTGCCAAATGACAAACCGTCCACCCAACCCCTTCGATGGGGTTTTTTTGTGCTTATAATTAGTAGGTCAACACGGGACACCACATGACCTGGTTTTCTGAACACCTTCTCAACCACGTCCACTGGATTTGGGTTCGCCTCTCCGAGGATGCACCACGTGACCCACTCCATCGCCACTTGACCTTGATTTTCGACATCGGGGTCCGTGATACAGTCAACTGGAGACTGGACAATCAATGAACTGACCACCAGCACCCTTCGGGGTGCTTTTTTTGTGCTTATAATGGTCGAGTACACAACGCTACTGCCTTCTATGCGTCGTCTCGCCAAGTTCAAGGGTTCCTGGGTTTGGTTCTACCATCAATTTAAGACTGGTCGCATCGATCAATCACGGATGGAAACCCTGGTTGCTGGTCCACCTGCTACAGCGTACAGATCGATGAGCATCCTGAACGATTTCTGAACCAGTCCACAAACTGTCCACCAAACCCCCAAACGGGGGTTTTTTCATGTATTCTATAAGAGTCAAATGAATTTCTTCTATGACTTGCACTGCTCCAGCACTCGACACCACCTACAACGGGTGGACCAACTACGAGACCTGGAACGTCGCCCTTTGGATCGGGAATGATGAGTATTTATACCATCTTGCCCGTGGATGCAGCAACTACTCACGTTTCGTCGCTGCTGTTGAAGGTATCATGTGGGACACCCCCGATGGTGTCTCCCTCACTGACCCAAAACTGGACATTGAGGAATTAGACGAGATGATCGACGAACTTCACGATTAAGTTTTGTTACTATCGGGGGCATTTCGCCCCCATCTCGCCTACAATACACACATGACAAAAACACTCATCCACGGGAACGGTTTTTTTGCTTCCCCCAACATGGTCACCTTTGCCCAGCGCATGGTGGAGCAAGAAATCAACCAAGCACGGATCAACCAAGAAATCCGTCAAGGTCTCCGACCCGCCCCACGCTCATTTGGTTACTCTCAAACCTGGAACATTTCAGATAGAGACTAACAACAATGGCAGCACAATCTCTCCGAATTCTTGGTATCTTCCTAGTCCTAATAGGAGGAATTAAAATCTTCAACGCTGCACAATCTGTCAGTGAAGATGTCATTCAAGTACAACACACTAAATGTGAACAAATGAATGAAATCCTTCCTGGTTCATGCACAATGAAGTAAAGACTTATTAGGGGTCTTATGTGACCCCTTTTTTATTCTAATCTCTCCACTATCTAACACAAACCCATGACTCAATCTGTAATGACAAAGTATGACTTTTCAGATGTAATTCGTTTGTACAATGATACACTAACCCCATTAGCAGAAAGTTATAAGAATTCAAAGAACTTGGGTGGCAAAGTAAGAGGAACTGTAGGTAGACTATATGAGAACATTGCTCATGCAATCATCCTGATGGTTAACCCTAACCTCACAGTATTGCACAACGATTATATTAACGTACCGTCACGCAGTGGTAGATACTTTAAGAAGACACAAGTTGATTTACATGTATACAATAAGGACAAACTAATTCTTGTTATCGAAGGCAAGACATTTCTAGATAGTAGTATGTTAGATCGTGCAATCTCCGAGTTTGATAAGATTAGACGTGTGAAAGATAAAATGTTACCTTGCTGCGTATTTACAGGACAACAATGTGTATCAGAGGAGTCATTCTTATGGTTTCATGATGAACAACCGTTTGATCTCTTCGTTGTTAACGAAACCAAGAAACGTGACAGTAAATATCCTATCTTTCAGACATTAGACCCATTAGATGTAAACAAACTCACGCAATTTGCAGACTACGTTGATAACATCGTGCAACGCAGTTGTTAACAGTCAAATGACAGTAATTTGGGGTATTCGATGATACCCCCGACCCGCCGAGCGAAAAAAGTACCGTCTTTGCAAGCTATAAACGTTTCCCAGCGACCTAGATATAAATAGAAAGTGAAGTTACAAAAATTTCGCCCCAGAAAAAATTTCCCCAGAAAGTCAAATGGCAACTACTTTTACAATTCCTGCTGCACAACAAGCTCCCTATGCCAATCGATATGGAGAGGCACCAGCTGCCAGTGAGAGTGTAAGCAAAGTAATATTTAATGATAATGATACAGTAACGGTCACGAAGGGTGGAACCGATACTAGTTTCGCAGTATGGGATAATACTCTCATTACGAAAGTTGAGACTGCTTTCAATGCTGGCGATACAGTCGGAGAAACTATTGCAGTTGCAATTAAAGATGGTGGTATCAAAGCATCATGAAGGATTATGATCATTATTTGAATAGGCAAGCAGAAGTATTGAACGAATTCGATAATTTCTGCGACCAATTCGAGCAACGTGCCTCGGAACAATTTAAAAATCCAAATAAACAAGATGAACGATTTGAACTCCTCCGAGAAATCACCGACCATGAGCATCGAAATGGTGCTGGAGATGCTGACGAATAAAATCGCCTTGCTGGAAGCAGAGATAGAGGGTTTAAAAAAACCCAACCTCATGTATAAAAGACCAGGCGATGAAGAGCATGAGAAATTAACAGAGTATTTAGATGATGTAGAATTCAGACTACAAGTACTTGAGAGATAATGGCAGTTATACTTAAACCTGGGGTAGGGTTTATAACAGGGATATCACGACAGTGGCAATTTCTGCCAGCACCCAGTGGTAGTATAATGGGCACAGGTGTCTCACGTGTTGGGACACATCTTAATATATTAGAGTTTATCAGTCAAATAGAGATCACGGCATGTACAACGGGAGTATGCGGTACACCCCCTATGCCAGATCTGGTTACAAGTATAGAGGTGATACCTGAAGGATGTACGGTATTGGAAGGTGGGGTGCCTCCCATACCAGAGATGAGTATAAGTGGAGGATTCAGTGCACCACAAATTACATATGGTACGATAGCAGGTGCATCAGTATGTTTAACATTACCATATGCATTAACTGGTGGATCTTATTATACAGAGAAATATTTGTATGATGGAGGAGTTGGATTTAGTAAGGTACATAAGAGTGGTGCGAGGCATCCAAACGAGACAAGGAATGATATGCTGGAAGCAGCAAGATTCTATGGTAGTGGGCAATTATATAATTACAAGAGAGATAAAGTAATTAAGGTAAAAAGGGGACCTACAGGGTCTGATTTTCCAACAAGCGGAACTCTGGGAGCATCCACATGGATGCCAACTAATGCAACAACAGCAGGAAGTAAACAAAATCCTTTAGTAGATAGGATAGCAGCAGGAAAAAATTATCTAATAGGATACCCGCCCTCTCTGATCAGAAAATTAGATTTTTTCTATACTATAAAAGTAACTCATACATGTCCACCCTATGTAACGTTATTTACTGCACATTGTATTGTAGATAATAATTGGGATAATCATGCAAAGAGAGTAAAGTATAGAATAAATAGACAGAAGGAACCAAAAGAAACGGCGGGATAAATGGCAGCAGGATCTGGTATTTCACGATTAGGAGACATGGAGTCTGGGCACCAGTGTTGGCACCCAGTAAAGACTGTAACAGGGTCTGCAAATGTGATGATTAATAAAGTACCTGCTAATAAAGTAGGAGATATTACAAAGACCCATAAATGTGGTAAGAAACCTCCTCATCCTGATAAATGCAGTAAAGGTTCCAAGACACTACTAATTAATAAGAAACCAGCGATGAGAATTGGTGATCTATTATCACCTGGTGGTGCTGTTATGGCAGAAGGTTCACATTCGGTTCTTGCTGGATAAAATCTGTGGTATAATATTGACAGTTTATAGAAGATTATGGCAATTCGTACAAAATCACTTTCTGGGAATGATGTTAATATCGAAGCGATTCCCAAGAAGACGAGACAAGGAAATGGGAAGCACACTAAATATGCTGCTACCTCACGTAATAATAAGAGGAAAGCATATAGAGGTCAGGGTAGGAAATAATGTATCAAGCGTTACCTAGCAGATTACATGTCAAGGATAGCGATACAGCGGGTCAGGGTATCTTTGCTTTAGAAGATATACCAGCAGGAATGGTGTTGGGTATGTCCCACATCATAGTCGATGAGGTGATTTATAGAACTCCTTTGGGTGGTTTTATAAATCACTCTGATGACCCAAATTGCGTTAAATGGAGCGAAGATGATAAGTACTTTATCAAGACTTTGAGAGCAATACACAAGGGTGAAGAGTTATTTTTGAAGTATACCTTCTATAGTGTGCATAAATAACTGAAAACTAGTGTTATTGTGCCCATTTTTGCTCCACTAAAGGATCTAAAAATTAATTTTAAGCCTCATCCCGTTACTGGTGACCTTCAAGTCACTAAAGATGAGACAGCTGTTAAGCAATCTGTTGTCAATTTATTGATGACAATACCTGGTGAGAGACCATTTAATAACGATCTTGGATCTAATTTATCGGCATTGTTATTTGAACCGATGGATTATGGTGTGGCAGCACAAATAAAAAATGAAATTACAACAACTATAGAAAATTACGAACCAAGAATAGGTATCATAGATTTAAATGTAGAACCTTTATTTAATGAAAATTCGTTTGATGTTCATTTGGAGTTTACGATACGTGGACGTGATGATAATGTTCCCCTTGAGATCAACTTCTTACTTCAGAGAACTCAATGAATTATACGCAAGTTAATAATTTAGATTTCGTAGATATTAAAACATCGCTTAAAGATTACCTTCGAGCGAAGACAGATTTTACTGATTTTGACTTTGAGGGATCAGTATGGAGTAATTTACTGGATGTTTTAGCATATAATACGTATTATACAGCATTTAACACCAATATGGTGGTAAATGAACTGTTTTTAGAGTCTGCTACTTTAAGAGATAACGTAATTACATTAGCAAAACAGTTAGGATATAAACCCAAATCAGTAGTTGCACCTCAAGCAGTAGTAAATTTCAAAGTATCGTTTACTGGAACTGCTCCTTCCTCAATAATTCTTAAGAAAGGTACAGGTTTTGTAACAACTTTTGATGATAAACTTCACAGATACGTTGTTATTGATGATGTCAAGGTTCCTGTTGCGAATGGAGAGGCACTATTTGAGAATGTGTCAATATATGAAGGTACATTAATCAATGATAGTTACACTGTTAACACTGCTTCTAGCAATCAGAGATTCATTTTAAGTA